GCCACCGAATCGACCAGAATAGCAAACGGAATGTAATTGCTCGCCGGGGCCGCCGCTGCCGCTAATTGAAACATGTTATTAACGGTATCGAGCTGAAGTACACCGCCAGCGGCACTACTTGCAATAGCGGGCCAATTAGCACTTGTTGCGCTCCTGGTAAGCACTTCAACAAGGGCGAAACGAGCAAGCCCGTATGCGATTACGTCTCCGTACTCACCAGGAGCCATATTCTTAGTAGCTACGCCGTAAGCATAGCCAAAAGCGCCGGCTGACGCCGTGGATGGAAGAACTACATCCAGTCCGTCATTAGCATCAGCCACGCCCGTAAGCTGAAGACAAACGGGCTGTCCACGTAGAATAGTAACTGTGTCATCATTACGAGCTACGTGCATCTCAGAGTCGGCTTTGTTACCTGCAAGTTTTAGTCTCATGGTTATCTCCTAAGCCTCCTCTCCTTAAGTAAGAGTCCTGGCAATCTTAGCCAAGACGCCCTGTTTCCGCCTGTTGTTAATAGTAGTCTGGCCCATCCAGCCGACATGACCGACACGAGAATCGCCGTTAATAGGCTTGACGAAGGACTTGCCGTTCTCATCCTTCAGAAGTTCCCAATTCCGGTCCTTATGATACCGGACCTTGAAGAACTTCGTGTTGAGGAAATAGCAGGAGCCGTACTGCATCGTAGTCGGATCTACTACGCCGCCGCTTTGGACACCGGGAAGGCCGTTGAATACGTCGGGCACCTTGTCATCCATTACGACCTTGGCGTTGAGGAATTTCTTGCCTACGAACGGATAGTGACCGTCAATGGCATCTGGCGATGCCTTATAGACAGAGAAGTACGCATGGATGAAGTTCTGGTAAGTTACCTGATCCATGAGCATCAGATTAGGCTGGCCGCCGGTCCCCAGAGCGCAGAGATTGTACATGTTCTCCAGCTCATAGAGGAATCCACTGTAGGTGGTAGCGGCAGAAGTAGCCCACTTATTCTTCCACCAAGCGTTAGTACCTTCGGGGATGTTCCCTACTGTGAGGTTCGTGTTATAGGAAACAAGCAGCGGCAGGGGATTGATACCCAATGAGCCGTTAACGCCGCTAACTCTGGGACTCGTAATCAGGCCACCGCTAGGCTGAGCGCCCCAATAGAAGGCCTTAGCCCAACCTTCCTGGATTCCTAGCTCGCTCTGCGATATTCGAGACTTAACCAGATCAATAATCCGGTGCTGATTCTGAATTACCTCCTTCATGTTATACACGATAGGAGATGCCATCTGACGCCACTCATAAATAGCCTGAGTAATACCGTCAGTGGGAAGTGTGGAGAGTTCGTCGTATCCGTCGTAGGAGTCCGCGTCTGCCAGCCCGTACATTAGGTCTTCACCAAAGTACGTGCCGCCGTCGGCTTCTTCGTAAGAATCGGAGGCGAGAATCTCATAAAGCAGGGCGTTCGTTGCGCCGATATTGTCTATTAACTGCTTTCGATAATTCGCCAGTGATTGCGCGAAGACCGAATCCAGATAAGTAGTAATATTCGACGGAGCGGACGTAGAGCCGAATGTGATTGCCAATTATTTGCTCCGGAGCCTTAAGGCTCAGTTGGTCTTTCCAAGAGCCTCTACTGCTTTCTCAATAGAGTCTCGGAGAGACATTTTCTCGTTTTGAACTACATCTCCCTCTTTAGGAGCGGCAGCCCGTGCGGATGCGAGCCTTGACGGCGCATCAGTGCGATTACGCTCAATACGAGCGGATTTGTCGATAGTCTTAGGAGTAATCCCTTCCTTAAAGGCCACGACCGAGAAAACATCAGTGATATAGTCCTCAACTGACATACCTTCGGTGGGATTCATTTTCTCCATTTGTTTCTGCATAGCGGACTGAACTTTATCAGGAATAGCGTCCGCATCGAAGTATCGCTTAGCTAGGCTACTCATCACCGTGCCAGCATCAGCGGCTAGTTTTGCTTCCTCACTCTCCTTAATAGTGGAGCGGATATCAGCCTGACTCTCGGCTACTTTCTTAGAGATGATCTTATCAAGAGCGGGACCGAGGCGTTTGGAGATGATCTCGAACTCAGGGCCTAGGTTCTCCTCAAGGACGCTCATAATATCATCCTTGACGACTGCCGCTGCCTTGTTATCTCTAATGTATCCGGCTTGCTCTGCTAGGTACTTCAGAATAGCAGGAGCCTGTCCCGGATCCTTCAGAGCGGCAAACAACTGCTTAGCCTGGACCTGCTCGACTTCACTTAGACCGAGGCTAGTATCAGGCTCTGGCTCTTTAGCCTCAGGAGCCTTTTCCTCAGCAGGAGCAGAAATCTCCTCCGCAGGAGCAGGAGCAGGAGTATTCTTAACTGCGTCTTCTATTGCACTTCCTAGTGTCTCTTCTGGCATAATAGTGACCTCGCTTCGCTTCTCGCTTCGCTTCTCGCTTCGCTTATTTCTTAAGTGCCCAGCCCTTAGGCTCGCCTGACTTCACTCCCTTAAAATGCCCACTTGCCATTAACGCCTTAAGCTTACCGTGGAGCATACTCCGTATAGCGAGCCGCTTGAGCTTATAGGGCTTAGGGATTCTAACAGGCTCGATTTTCGATAGGTTTTCCATCTTATTGTACCTGCTGATTCAGTTGTTGATCCATCTGGGCGTCATCAGGAGTAGCCTGTTGAGCTACTTGAGCCTTCGCTACATTAAAGCCGCCGCCGGCTCCCTGATCCTGCGGATTATTATTAGGCTGAGCACCTTGGCCCGGTGGAAGTGCCCCTTGATTCATCTGTTGAGCCTTAGCAGTCAGAGCGGCAATAGCTACTTGCTGCATCTGGCCTATTATCTTCTCATTCCGGTAGCCACACCTATAGGCGTTTTCCCTTATCATCGCCGGGGACATAGTTGTTTCAGGGAAGTTCTTACAGATACTCAGGAACGTCAGATAACTCTGCTTAGCCTTGTCCTGAGCGGCAGGAGTTGCGTTCATTACATCAATATCCACGTCACAATCATAGCCGTCGGCCAGGTCTTGCGCTCTGATCCACTTGTAATAGGGCTGATTGACCTGTACTTCAGTCAGGACTTGCTCACCAGGATTAGTGCTATACTTAACCCAGAGACCATCGGTTAGCTTTTCTGCCGCTTGAGCCAAGGTCTCACGGCCTATGTCACATATAAAGTTGGAGAAGTCTAGTTGCTCAGCGGACTCTCTTATCTGCGATCTCGCGTCGATTATCTTAGCGGCTGTCGCGGTCTCCCTATCAGCCGACTGTCCGCGTGCTTCAGCCGATGTCCCAGAGATGATATTAAAGTCCTCCTTAGCAATAACCAGAGCCTCTTCTGCCGTCCTGCCTTGCTCCGGATTCTGGATAGGAGTAATCGCGTCAGCCTGCTTGACCGTGATAATAACTCCATCAGGACCGCTAGCGAACTTCTCTTTCTCTAGTTCATCAATAGTATTCTCGACCGCCTGGAACTTCCTGGTGAACCGCCTCCGGAAAGAGCGAGTCTGCTCCCTAGCCTCATTGATTTCATCCTGAGAGGATATCCACTGAAAGGCAGGCGGAATAGGATACCAGCCTTCTGTCCTAAGGTCCCATCTAAGATCCAGAAAGGGTAGCCGCTCGAAGTCCTCGGTCCAGATTTCCTCGAAGTTTCCGTCAAGGAGGAGCATTTGCTTATGAGCTATCTCGTCCCAGATTCTCCAGACCTTGCTAATCTTGCCTGTAGTGAGGAGCCTGATGAACTCAGGATTATTAGCCCTAGTGCCTGGATCGCTCAGAACTCCGCCGCTATAGTCGAGGCTCAGTGTCTGAGATTCATAGTCCTTGGGGAACTTGATTCCCTTGGTGTGGCGGAGAGTCTCAGTGTAATAATAGTCATAGTAGCCGCACCAGTCTAGCTCGCTTAGCTCAGAGCCGTCAGAGACGGAGGTCCGGAATCGCTTCGGATTAACCCGCTTGAAATAGAACCTCTCATTTAGCGGCAGTTCGTTGTCTTCTATGACCTTAATCTTCTCCGAAGGAGTATCCCCTATCGCCTCATCATGATTAGAGAGTAGAGGCTCCTCCTTAAGCGGATTCCTCCAGTCAGCGGCATAGCCTACTTCTAATATAGCAAACCTGAAGAAGGAGTCCAGCGCGGCCAACTTAAGCTGCTGAGTGAAGTTAACCCTGGGATTCTGGATAATGGTGTTAAGAGTATCCTGCTTAATCTCAGCACTCCTAACCGCAAAGTCAAGGTCCCAGTTACTATTCCCCGGACGCGGCGTAACTAGGTAACTCGGCCTCTGGAAGAGAAGGCTAGCAAGCTTAATCTTAATCGTAGAGTAAAACAGGTTAATAGTATACGGATTATAGTTAACCGTCTGGAAATCCTTCTTCCCCTTCCATTGAAAGCCTTCATAGTACTCCTCAAGAATATCGCAGCGGAATTTAGTATGCCACTCACCAAAGAACTTATTGGAGTTGGTGACCTTAGTCTTCCAGGGATTGTATACGCTCTCTTGAGGACTGTCCATATTTCCTTACTTACTTAAGCAATTAAACAAGCACTTCCTTCAGCAAATCCTTCAGCGCGGCGGCGGTGATGGCGAACACCCTCCGGACAATAGTCCGGATAATCTAGAGGAGAGGTCAATCCCCTGAGCGATTAACCGCCCGCTGATCCTGCAACTAATTGCTGCTGTTGCTTATAACGTAGCAGAGCATTATAATAAGCAAAGCTGTTCCTAGCCGGACGCTTACGGCTATTATTAGGCTGACTTCCGTGCATTGCGACGAAATACCTAGTGGGATCATAAGCATGATCTGGGACGGAGGGATCGCGGTCATCAGAGTAAATAGTCTTGCCCTCTATGGTTCCCAGCTCTTTTCTCCTCTGAGCCTGAAGCTGAATAATAGCTTGTTTGCAGCCGTGGGGATAAGCCGGTGATTCTTTAATAAAGTAAAGCCCCGGTGCCGCTTCGCGATACTTACTTTCTCCGAGTACAACTGGCAGGTTAGCCAGCGGGTGTCTGTACTTGCTTGACACCAGCAGTAGCTCATTGATCCTGTTCCTTGTCGCATACTCATTATTATCTGCCGCTAAGAGAGTCAGAGGAGGGGCGTCTATATCCTTAGTTATGTACTCATCATAAGTCCGCCAGAATCCGCCGTCCTTTTGACTAGTCTTCTTGAAGATCTGGGGATCAGCATAATTCCCTGAATATTCCTCGGTGCCGCTTAGGTCAGCAATCGCTTGCCTATGATAGCTAATTACCTTGCCAGGAGAATAGTATTCCCGGTAACAGATATAAACACCGTCCAAAGCGGCAAACCATAGTACACAGGTCGGCGCGGCCTCTCCGTGGTCTAGCGAGCGGAATAGGTTCCCCCTAGATTTAATACGCGCAAGCAACTCCTCAGTAGGCTCTAGAATACTCATCTTATCCAGTGTGTGTATCTGAGCCTTAGAGCGTCCCCACTGCCCCTTTACGTACTTAGAGACCCATTCAGGATCCCTCTTAAGGGCCTCGGTATAGGATTCATAAGATCCAAGCGAGCTATCCCAGGCTCCTTCGGTATAGAAGTAATTAGAATTCCTCTCAAGAGAGTCCGGGTGATACTTCCTATAGATAAAGTGGAATTCAGTGTCAGGATTACAGAGAAGCATGTGATACGAGGGGGCTAATTTAAGCCCGTAAGGGGTGGTGGGCCAGTTTGGTAAACTATTAAGCAGGCTATCAGGTATCGAGTAGCCGTCCCACCTGCCTAAGCGGCTATCGAGCACGTCATAGACCTTCTCATCTATCTCTTCCGCCTGATCTACTAGGATCGAGTTAGGTTCAATCCCGCGTAGCGAGTGCTCATCAGAGGCATCGAGATGGAGCCAGTAAACAGTAGAGCCGTTCTTAAGTTTAGTGATTCCTTCTTGCTCATTGTGGCTCTCCACCAGGCCAGGCGGCAGGAGCTTAAAGAAGGTCTGCATCGTAGTTTTCTTGAGATCGGTATACCGCTGGCGGGCTATTATCATGCGGTACCGCGGGAAGGTAAGGAGGAGAGTAATTGCCTTCAGACAGCCGGCAAAGGTCTTGCCGTTATTGAAGGCTCCGGAAAATACTTGATTGCGAGGAGTGGCGTAGTAGAATTCTTTCTGCCCCGGATTTCTAAATTGAACCTCGAACTCCATTATTTGATCACGTTTAATCGGACTACTTCCCTTTCTTCTTAGAAACAGGAGCCATCTTCTTAACCGCTAGGTTGATAGTGCTATGATCCTTACAGTTAATAGCTCCACATTTCGGGCATTTATCGCTCATTTCTTACTCCTATTCTTGAATTTGGATGCTAAAGTCTTAACAAATCCCTTGTGCATATGTCCCATTGCTGGGTCAGCATGTAATTCGCCCTTCATTTTCTGCTTCTTCTCAGCAGAGAGAGGACTGCCGTTAGAGAGAAGATATCTTACCTGCTTGGGAGTCCAGGGCATTTTGCTTCGCAAAGAGTAATCAGCCCCCAATAGGGAGAATCAGGGCACAGGAGACGAGTCTTGATCCCTGAGAACTCCCTACCAGGAGCTATTAGCTAGTAATTAGTCGTCTTCGGCGCGGCGCCTTCTGGAGGCTTGGTCCCGGCATCAGGCGGCTTGGTGTCAATAGCAGGCGGCTTCCCGAAGTCAGGCGGCTTAGGTAACCAGCCCCAAAGCGGCGGCTTAGGTTTACTCGGCCCACAGCCATGAATAGGAATTCCATAATCAGGATCACACGGAATCCAGACGCCTCCGGGGAGGGAATTATCCGGCCCGACTGGAGATTCCTCGATGCCGAATCCCGGATCAGTGGGGAAGAATACCAACAGAGGAGGCTTTCCCCAGCCAGGATCTACTATCTCCCAGCGGCCAGGAAGCCAGGGGTGTGCGGGAGCAACGGGCGGCTTATTATCGACGTGCGGGGGTAACACTGGCCTTCCGGGCGGCTTATTACCTACGTGGGGCGGCCTACCTCCTGGCAGGCTATTATCGGGCCGCTCGCCTGACTCTATACCGTAGTCAGGATCAACTCCCGTAGAAGTCTCACTAACCTCTAGCCAACCACTTACATGAACTCTGCTCATTTTCTTTTGTCTCCTCTGTCCTTATCGTTATGTATTGCATAGCCTACAGCAAGAAGCGCTACGGCTAATAAGAACCACTCTACTGCTGTTGGCATCGCTTCTCGCCTACTCTTGTGAGGTACTTAGTCGAACCAGGGTGCATCCTCAGGTTCCTAGAGGCCTTACCCCTACCAAGTACCTCAACAAGAGATCATCTAATCTTTCCGCTCCCCTTCCAGAGAATTAGGATCAGGGCGCCTCCGACCACAACTAGGAGCAGGATAGCAATAGCGGCCAAAATAGCGCCTTTCTCCGCATCACTATAGTGTAGGGCTAATAGCAGGCTCACGCTTAGCTCCAAAGGCGTCTCCCTGGCTTGCCGTGTGAGCAGACTCTTCCGCTTCGAGATCACTTATCAGGGCCGCTGTTGATACGTACCTATAGCCCATTACCTTACAGTGAGCCTTAGCCCTAGCCGCGGCAGCAGTTAAGCCGCCTAGGTCGAAGAGAAATACCTTGAAGCTGGTTTGAGTGATATTGGTCCTATAATAGAGGATATAAGGCACCACTTCATCAGATCGCCCGCTTATTG